AGCCATTGCAGATGCCCTTCAAACACGCTTGAACCTGAATCAGAAGTTGGAAGATGCCGTGCGCGAAACCAGCCGAGATGGTGACAGTATGTATGAGGTGGTGGTGGATGAAAACATGGATATTGTGGAACTCAGCCGCAAGCCCACTTTGCAGATGCACCGCAATAGCAATTCACGCGATACCTTCGACAATCCGTTGAAGGCGTTTTGGCAGCACCCGGATTCGTTCCACTCGCTGCCGCCTGAGGATGCGGTTTGGTATGCGCAGTGGCAGATCATCCATGCCCGTTGGGACCATGAGCAGAATGAGCGCTATGGCACGCCGATGTTTGCCTCTGCGACCGGCGCTTTCAAAAAAGTGGAAGATGGTGAGATCAACGTGGCGGTGCGGCGCAAGGTGGGCGGCTCGATCACCCGTTTGCATAGCATCGATGGCGGACCGGCTGACGTGCAGAAGTACAAGGAAGATAATGCGGCAGTGCTGGGCAAGGTGAGCGCGGTCATTGATCTGTTTACGAACAAGGCGGCATCGATTGACATCAAGCAGGGCGATGGCAATTTGGACAAGATCGGGGATGTGAATCACCATGTGGCGACGATGATGGCGGCGAGTGATGTGCCGATGGAGTTGATCGTGTATGGGGATGGTCTCAACCGTGACATCCTCGGTGAGAAGAAGGAAGAATACGCCGAAACGCTGGTGCAGGGACGCGAGTGGGTGACCGATCAGATCATCCAGCCGTTGATCCATTTGCAGTGGCTGCTTAAGGGGATTCTGCCCGCGAACGTGAATTACAAGATCAACTGGCGCACGGGCAAGACGCTCACTCCGGCAGATCTGCGTGACCTGGCAGACGGGCTGGCAAAGTGGAAGCTCTTGGGCGCGGATGATACGGTGTTGAAGCAGATGGCGGCGCTCTACCTGCGCGATGTGGATATGGAGATCTTGAGCGGTGATGGCTTCAGTGTGGAGCAGTTTGCCAACAATATCAAGGGAATTTCCATATAGCTCTTAGCGGTTAGCGATTGGCGGTTGAATGAATGAGAAAGTTGAACCTTGCGGATGTGCAATACAAAACTCCGCTGACGTTGGATGAGCAATATGAATTGTTGGGCGAGTTGTGGTCTGCCAGAGTACGGATTCAACGGCTTGAAGCTGGCAGAGTTGAGTTGACGAAGTTGATTCAGGAATTGTTGAAAGAGACGAAGAAGAAAAAATATTATGAACGAGAAGAAAATTATCAGCAAGCTCGATGACGTGGCGTTGAACCAGATGTATGCGGCTGGCTTTCAGGCGTTGATGCGCTTGCAGTTGTATTTCACCGGGCGCACGCATGAGATCATGCTGGCATTCAGCGATAAGGCACGCGCGGCGATCGTCCGCAAGGGTGGCAGGGATGGAGTGTTGGATGCGACGGCGGGCTATGCGGCACAGTCTGAAATTTTGCGGCTGTGGGGCGATGCCTGGGTGGAGTGGCAGGCTGAGTTTCAGCAGTTGAGGCGTGAGGCGGTGCGGATCGCCTTTGGGGTGCAGGCTGTTTTTCATCAGCGGCTGATTGCCCCTCTGGTTGTGACGGAAGGGCAGCGGTCTGTGATTAGTGGTCAATTTATGGAAGCCGTGGTGGATGGCGTGTATGACCCACAGCTTCGCATTTTGTTGAATGTGGCTGAAGAGTATTTGTATGGTGACAGCCTGAACCTTTCGGGGCGCATTTGGCGCATCGACCGTGAGGCGCGCACGGCGATCAATAACGCGATCTTGAAGGGTGTGACGGATGGCGCTTCGGCTTGGGATGTGGCGAAGCAGTTGGAGCAATTTTTAGGAGCGGGTGAAGATTGCCCGCGTTGGACTTCGACGAGGTTATATGGACGCACAAAGACGGAGATTGCTGGCGGTGACCCTACGGGTCTTTTGCGCGGGGCTGATTGTAACGGCAGCGGCGTTTCTTATAAGGCACTGCGCCTGGCACGCACAGAGATACAGAAAATTCACAGCCTCGCCACCGACCGATTGATGCGGCAACAGCCGTGGGTGCAGAGTGAAAAGATCAACACGTCACCGGCGCATGGGGAGCCGGATGAATGTGACGATGTTGCCAGCGGCGGCGAGAAGGGTGATGGCGTGTACCCGGTGGGCACGATCGAGCTGCCGATTCACCCGGAATGTTTGTGCTTCAAGACGGCTGTGTTGATGCCGCAAAGCGAATTCACCAGCCAGATGAATGACTGGTTGAAGGGCGGCACATGGGCTGAGATGGACCAGTACGCCAATGACTTGGGCGTGCCGCTGGAGAGTGACTTTACGCCTGCTACGCTCAGCCTGGCGGTGTGGTTGTTCAGTGATGAGCTGACGGAGTTTCTACAATGACACTTCAAAGCGATGTGAAAACGGTACTGACGGCAAATGCGCCGCTGATGGCGATCCTTACGGGGGGGGTGCATATTGACGTGGAAGAGATCAACACCACGAATACGCCCACGGCGTTCGATACGAATGGTGAGATCAAGCCGTGTGCGTTGATCAAGCTGGGGACGGAGATCCCCACCGGTCCATTCGTGCGGGCAGTGCAGACGCCGATCATCATTTATTTTTATCAACGGCAGGGCTTTGCCAGCATTGACCCGGCGCTGGTGAAAGCCTTTGACCTTTTGAACGAAACGCAGACGGGCGATGGCGTTTGGAATTTGCAATACTCGAACACAGTGTTTAACCAGCGGGACACGGCGCTTGATTGTGCGCTTTCTACGCTGAGATTTATAGCCGTAAGGCTCAGATAATAAGGAGAAAGAAATGACAGGAACTGAAAATAAACCGTTCGGACTTAAGCAGATTACCCTGGTTAACAATGCTGATAATCAGGCGATCATTCTGCCCGCGGCGCTCGAGCTTGAATTCGAAGAGACCGTGGTGAGTGGAGAGTTCTTTGGCAATGATGAATTGCAGGGACTCGTGACCCAGCCTTTGGGCGTGAAAGGCAAATTCAAAGCAGGCGGCATTCCGCTGAATGCGTATGCCCTGATGACCGGGCATACCCTCACGAACACCGGCACCACGCCCAATGAAGTGGCGACGTTGGAAGGCGATTCGGCTTCCTTCCCGTACTTCAAGATCTATGGCAAGAGCCTGGGCGATGAAGGTGATGATGTGCATGTGAAGATCACCAAAGTCAAGCTCACTTCCAGCCCGAAGGGTGCTTTCAAGCGTGGTGAGTTCTTCATGCTTGAAGCTGAATTCCAAGGCGTGAAGGTGGACGGCAAAGCCTACGACATGGTGGCGCACGAAACCGCTGTTGCCTTGCCGGGTGCGACTGGTACCCCAGATGCAATCGAGCTCAGCAGCAGTACACCAGCCGATGCTGCAACCGGCGTTTCGGTCAGCGGCAATCTCGTGTTGACCTTCAACAACGAACTGCGCGCTGGTGCAGAGGATGCCATCATCCTGACCACCGCCGCAGGTGTGCCGGTGGCTTGCGTGACAACCATCGATGCCGCGCGCGAAGTGGTGACGCTGAACCCGAGCAGCAACCTGGGCGCTTCCACGGCGTATCTGATCGTTGTGCCGAACGTGACCGATATCTATGGTCAGACGCTGGCGACTACCGTGATCAACTTCACGACCGCCTAAGAATAAGAAACTCATGCCCCTCCCTGAAATTTGGGGAGGGGCATGGAAAAAGGTCTGGATATGACAGAACAATTTGAACAACGCATGAAACAATCGCAGGCGGCAAAGCGCACGAACCTGGCGCAATGGTTCGTGGAGCAAGCTGGCGAGCAGGAACTGGACCTGCCCAGCGGTCTGCATGTGGTGGTGCGCGATATTGACTTTGAAGAATTGATGCTGGCGGGCGGTATCCCAAATACGCTCATCAGCATGTTTGATGAACTCGAAGGGCTGAGCAATCAGCAAGCCGTTGAAAAATTCGTTGAGAAAGACAAGATGGGTTTTTACGAAATGGTGAATGCCTACGTGAAAGCCTGTATGGTGGAGCCGCGCCTTGGGGATGTGACCAACCTTGAGAACAACATCCTCGGCATTAATGATATGCGCGGCAAAGACAAGATGTTCATTTTCAACTGGCTGAATCGGGAGGCTGCCAACGTAAAAGCCTTTCGCGAAGAAGACAAACAATCTGGTGATCCTGCATCGGCTGTGTGAAGCCTACGGCAAATTACCTTCTGAGTATTTGGGCATGACCAGCCCGTGGGGACGCTGGCAAGTGGATGAAATTACGTTGGTGATCGGCAGGCGCGCAGACCGTGAAGATGTAAAAACGACCGATGCCCAGCAGACCTATCGCACGGTAGGCAAAGGTGAAAGCGTTGGGTACCGCAGCATGGCGCAGGGACGCCCACTTAAACGAGTGAAGATCAAACCGAATGGGACGTGGTAAATGGCGATTCAATTAGGTTCAGCATACGGAAAAGTCAGCCTGGATATCAACGGGTTAGTAAATGCCGTCCGCACAGGCAAGATCAACATGCAATCGCTGGCACAGGCTGGTCAGCAGATGGGTGCGACGTTGAAGAACGTCGGTCAGAATATGACGTTGGGATTGACCCTGCCCATTCTGGCAACCGGTGCGGCTTCGCTGAAAGCTGCCAGCGATTACGAAGAGACCAAGAATAAGGCGGTTGTGGTCTTTGGCGAAATGGCAGACAGCATCGTTGAAAACTCTGACCGTGCCGCCGCCACGCTGGGCGTGAGCAAAACTCAATACCTAGACTATGCCTCCTCGATCGGTGCGGCGTTGACCGCAGGCGGCATGGGCATTAAAGAATCCACGGATCTGGCTGAGCAGGCAGTCAAACATTTTGCAGACCTGGCATCCTTCCATAATAGTGAAGTGGCAGATGTAGCGGCATCGTGGCAGTCTGCCATTCGTGGGCAGTATGAACCGATCCAAAAGTATTTCCCATTCATCACCGATTCATATCTCAAGACCTATGGCACTGCCAACGGCATGATCAGTGCCAACACGGCAAACCTGACTGCCAATCAGCGGGCGATGATCTTGAACGCGATTGCATTGGATGAAAAACTCAACCCGGCGATGAACGATTTTGCAGAGACCTCAGACGGGCTTGCAAATTCTTCACGCATTATGAAGGCGCAATTGAATGACTCATTGGTGATGCTTGGGCAGAACTTGTTGCCGGTTGCGCTGATGGTAGTGCAGGCACTCAATAAGATGCTTGAGTCTTTCAACAATATGTCACCAGGCATGCAGAAGGCAGTGATTGCCTTTGCCGCGTTCCTGGCTATCTTAGGACCGATCATCTCAGCCGTGGGCACGGTGATCTCGTTTATTTCTTCGCTGGCGAGCATGAGTACGGTCATCAGTGGGTTGGGCATCTCTTTCAGCGGTGTCAGCGCAGCCGTTGCAACCGCAGGCACGGCGCTGGGTGGCTTTGTGGCGGCGGCGGGTGCTGTGCTTTTGCCGATCATGTTGATCATTGGAGCGATTGCCCTGCTGTATTGGGCATTCTCTACAAACTTTATGGGCATCACCACCACGGCACAGCAGTTATGGTTCATCCTGAAATATTATTTCTCGCAGGGCTGGCAAGCCTTGCTGGCAATGACCCAACAGCGCGCCGCACAGTTGGCAACCTGGTTCCGTACATTAGTGCAGCGCATTCGTGACACGTTCAAGTCGGTCAACTGGGGCGAGATCGGCAAATATCTTTTGATGGGTCTTGCCAATGGCATGCTGATGGGCATTCCGCTGGTGGTGGCAGCGGCACTCAAAGCGGCAAAGGCAGTGTTGGACACGCTTAAGAGGGCGTTGGATTCACGTTCGCCATCCCGTAAGACGATGGCAGAAGGTCTGAACGCCTCCAAAGGATTTATGAGCGGTGTGGATCAAGGCATGGATACCCGCCAGCTCACGCGCACGTTCTCACGTCCCATTGAAGCCGCGGCGCAATCCAGTAATCAGAACCTCACTATGAACTTTGCCAATGGCGTCACCATTCGGCAGGTACAACAGATGATGGCATTGAATAACGATCAGCTCTTGCGCAAGTTGAACACCGCATTGGGAGGTGCATAATGGCATCTGCATTCAAGATCGGCACCACCTCTGGCGGGCTCACTTCGCTTGATGAACTGACCACGCCATTGCCAGACCCGCAATGGGAATATGCCGAGTATCGCAAGATGGTCAAGCTCGGCAATCAAAGCCTGCGCGGGTTGGGTCCGCGCACCGTGCCGTGGAGCTTTCCATTGCTCAGCACCGCACAGATCGCGCAGTTGGAAACCTTCAAGGTTGATGACACGATCTTTATTCAAACGCTCAAGCGCGATGGCACCACCGTGATCTATGAAGTGCAATGCAACTGGATCGACCCCCGGCAGGATGGCAGCCACAAGCCTGGCTTTGTGGGCTATCGCTTCGGGCTGGACCTTGAAATGATTATCGTTGCTGAGGTGCCCTAATGGCGAGACCTGAAGTGACCAGCGGCGAGCTGGTCTTACTCCGCACGCCGGGGCAGTGGAGCCGCTTTTGGCTGGCGTTCTTCAAGCCAAATGTGATCTACACCGCGCGGCTTGATTCTGTGCCCAGCTCCACCGACCGCGTGGCAGATATCACCTTCACCAGCGGCTCGGGCACGCTTGCCGATGTGAAAAAAGAAATGACGCTGTGGGTGGGTAGCACCGCGGGCGCGCGTGATCTGGGCGTGTGTCGTTTACGCAAGGCGCCCATTTCTGGTACGTTTTATCTCGGCTTCACGGCTGAGGTCAACTGGCAGGCGAGTGCCTATCTCACCGTGGTGGATGCCTTCGCCTTCGCGGCGCGGGTGCCGCGTGTGGATGCAGGCACGCTCAAGCTCGATTATGAATATAGCTATTCTGATCAACATGAAGACTTCGAACCCGTGCCCGTGCTGGGTCCGCATGCGGTTGCCTGGCTCACCGGCGCGGATGTAGATGTTGAATTCGACGGCAGTGATTCATGGGTCTTCGGCTCCACCATTACGGGGTATAGCTGGTCTGCCCCCGGAGCATCCGCCACCAGTGGGCTGACCACTGCCACGCCCACCCTCACGTATGATACGGAGGGCTATTACTGTGTGTATTGCACCGTCACCGCGGCGAATGGCAAGACCTACACCGGCGTGCGGCATGTGTTCATCTTCTCCAGCAGCGTCCAACCGCAGGCAGTGGAATTGACCGAAAGCCCCAGCGGGTCACTCAACGATGGCGGCTGTTCGTTTGGCGTGAAGATGTACGCCGATGCAGACCCCACCGACGTGCTGGAGAATTGTCTGGCTGTCCTTTTCGGCGAGGATCATTTTG